TAAGAAACTGTGATATAGCAGGTAAGTATGTTAGAATCAATTAGAATGACAAAAACATGAATAAGGAAGAATTTCTGAGCAAAAGAGACGCCATTGATTTAATGCTAAAAGATTTGAATGGCGAAAAGGAGAAGTTGGAAAAGGAATACATTGAATCCAACCAAGGGTTCCCTATTGGAAGCAAGGTTTGTATAACGGTCCCGGCTCATGAAAGGTTTTCTCTTTTGAGCAATGAAAGGATATTGCTCCCCGAAGTGAAGAAGTTAGCCTATATTGCAGATTATGAGATTGATGATAACGGGGAGGTTGTTCCCTCTTTAAGGCAGTTGGATTGCAATGGGGGTATGTCGGCAATACCTTTATATGTTAATTTTAAAAAGGTTATAATTGAATTAATGTAAATCAGATAAGAAATGAAGAAGATTAAAGATTTAACGATCAAGGTAACTTATAGAGTTGGACTTAGTGATGTTGAAGTCCCTGACAAAGTTTATGACGAATTAGCTAAAGCCTATGATGAAGGTGGGTATGTACCTGAATGGGATGATGAGCTTGAAAATGCAAATGAATGGTTATTAGATAATATCCGACAAGAGGATGCAATGGATTGGGAGTTTGAGATTGACGATTTTCAAGATGAATAATTCAAAACATAACAGTAATGAGTAAAACATACGAAGAATTGTTGCATGAGGCGTTCTGTAAATATATGCAGAGAAATCATGCTAAAGACTGGATGGATAGATACTGCCCAGAAGAGCAGGAAAATATGCGCCGTGAGTTTTGTTCAGGTGCGGAATGGTTTAAAAGTCTATTTCCTATGATGTATTTTCCTCCTTGTATTATGCCAGAGGATATAATGAAAAATACGGAATCGGTAGGAGAAGAAACTATAGTAGCTACTACTCATGACTATATCATCTTTTACAAACACCGGGGATATGACATCGCTTATCGTGAATATTGGAAGGGGCATCACAATAATAAGTGGAAATGGAAAGTAAAGTATGGTCGTTATGTAGATGATGATGAAATACTTTGTTGGATGAGAAAAGAGTTTTAATTCAAATCAGAACAGATATGAAAAAAGTAACGATAATATGTGATGCTTGCGGAAGAGAGATACAGCCATCGTATTTCCGTAATGCGAGATTAGATTTCAAGATAGACGAATGGGGTGGTGGCTCTGCTGGTGGAAGGGAAGATATATTCATTCAAGAAGCCGACTTGTGCTCGGAATGCGCCCATAAGTTACAGAAATTTATAGAGAACGAATTGAACATTCAACCACATCACCCTAATTAGGAAGTAATGGATGAGATGTTAATTAATACATATATGTTATGGGAAAAGATAGACGATTGGTAGTAAGAATAGATGATCGGACATCAATGTTACTTAATGAGCTTACTGGGATAACCGGTATTAAAACGTCAGTAATCGTACGTGGAATGGTTATGCGTTGTATTGAAGAGTTGATTGATAAATCAGGCAATTGGAAGATAAATAATGAGAAAAATCAAAATCGGGAAGACTGACAATGGAGTTATGACTCTATTGGCGCGTAATTATTCCAAATTAAAAAACTTATGTGGCTATCGGGACTATGGGTGCTTTTGCTCTAAAAGTTACGAAGACATATTCCAAGATACAGTTATTTATGTCTCTCAGGACAAGAGAGCTGTAGGTATGCCAGAGGATGAATTGGTTAATTATTTTTGCTTCCGATTTAAAATGATACTATTTCAAACGATAAACGATAACAAAGAATTAAAAGAGATTGCTTATGCCGACTATAGAAAAAACGAAGAAAGTTGCTCAGAAAGCGAGTAATATGTATGATGTTGAGCGCAGAAAGATATACAATACGAGCCGCTGGAAGAGACTCAGGAAAAGAAAGTTTTCCATCAATCCTTTATGCGAGATGTGCTTAAAGGAGGGGAAGACAACCCTGGCGGAAGATATACATCACATACAGTCATTCATGCAGACAGAGGATAGATGGGAACGTATGGCTCTTGCGTATGATATTGGTAATCTGATGAGTTTGTGTAAAAAGCATCATCAGATGATTCATAACCAAAAACATTCAGGGGTTTAAGATGTCCGATTTCATTAGTGGTGCGCCTCAACCGGGGGAAGATGCTTTAATCGTTCTTTCCTCGGTTTTCTTATTCCGCCATATCTTGCCTTGCGGAGCATCTTCGTCAGCAAAGTAAATTGTCTTCAATGAGGCTGCGTTGATAAAAGGTGATGGGGGGTTAATCGGTGGATAGGCACGGAAGGGATAGGGGGATCTTTTTTTATTTGCATCGCTGCTGCCAACCTCGCCCCACCCTTCTTCACACGCACGGAGCTTTTTCAAATTTTGAATTTGTTAAATTATTAACAAATAAAAGCGTGTATGACAATATTGCGGTTTATAAAAAAAGATATATGGTAAAGTTTGCTATGCCCAATGGTTTATCCGATGAGGCTCAAAAATTTATGAAAGATGTAGTTAAGGAACTAAATGCGAGAAAGGCAATTCAAAACATAGACCTTGGCGCATTACGAATGTTGGCTACCAGTTATGAGATGTATCTTCGCGCAACGCAACAATTGCTGGAAGAAGGTCCTGTAATCATGATTAAGTATGAAAAGGCAGCTCACCCGGCTCAGAATATTGCGACAAAGAATTATGCGCAAGTCATGAAGATTATGACTGAATATGGATTAACCATCAAGAGTAGGGGAAACATAAAGGCAATGAAATCGGATAATGAAGAAAAATCCCCATTGGAAGAGTTTATTAGAAGAGGTGCAAGATCTAAGAAATGAAGGAATATTACCAGTATGCAGCAGATGTTCGTGACGGAAAGGTATTGGTTGGTGAATATGTCAAATTGGCTGTGGAAAGGTTCTACTGTCTCTTTGAGAGGGAAGATGTTGAATTTAGAGAAGAGATGGTAGATTATGCCATTGATTTTATTGCGTTGCTAAAACATTATACAGGTAGACATGCCGGGAAGTCATTTATTTTACTTCCGTGGCAAAAATTTGCGGTTGCTAACATATACGGTTTTTACAAAAAGGACGAAAACGGGGAATGGAACCGTCTTACATCGTTTGTTTATATAGAGATGGCGCGAAAGAATGGAAAATCTGCATTTGCAGCTGCTCTTTGTTTGTATCATTTAATAGCGGATGGAGAGGCCAACGCAGAGGTATATTTGGCAGCGAATTCCAAGGATCAGGCAAAAGTAAGTTTTAAGATGTGTCGAAACTTTGTATCAGGGCTTGATCCTAAACACAAGTATTTAGAATCATTTAGAGATCAGATAAATTTTGATAAGACATTATCGTTTATGAAGGTTCTTGCAGCGGATTCGTCAAAATTGGACGGGCCTAACCCTTCAATGTTTCTTCTTGACGAATACCATGCAGCGAAGAATTCAGGACTAAAGGATGTTCTTCAATCCGGGCAAGGTATGCGCGATGATCCGATGGGTATCATTATAACTACTGCCGGTTTTGACAAGTTAGGGCCTTGTTACCAATATCGGGAAATGTGTACAGAAATTCTTAAGGGGTTGAAAACGGATGATACAATATTTGCCTTGATTTATTCGTTGGATGAAGGTGACGATTGGAAGAATGAATCTGTATGGGGGAAGAGCAATCCTAATTTGGGCGTCACTGTAAAAACTAAGTATTTACGCGAGCAGGTTCAGAAGGCAATCAACTCTCCGTCAGAAGAGGTTGGTATAAAAACGAAGAATATCAATATGTGGTGTGATGCAGAAACTGTATGGATACCGGAGCATTATATATTAAGTTCTTCTTCTGATGTGAATTTTGAAGACTTTAGAGATATGGATTGCTACGCAGGCATTGACCTTTCCAGTACGAGCGATTTGACCTGTGCAGCATTCATGTTCCCAACCGAGAATAGATATTACTTCAAGGTTAAGTACTACTTGCCCGAAATGGCTTTGCGCGAAAAAAGATTTAAAGAGCTTTACGGGGAATGGAGAAGGAAGGGTTTAATTACAATTACACCGGGAAATGTAACGGACTATGATTATATTTTAAACGATATACTAGATATAAGAGATAAGGTATATATTCAGAAGATAGCTTATGATGCATGGAATGCTACACAATTTGTGATTAACGCCCAAGAGAAAGGATTGCCTATGCAGGAGTTTAGCCAGGCATTAGGCAATTTCAATCGTCCGACAAAAGAGATGGAACGATTGATGTTATCAGGCAGGGCGGTTGTTGATAATAATGTAATAAATCGCCATTGCTTTAGAAATGTCGTGATGGCGCGTGACAGGAATGGGAATACTAAGCCAAGTAAGCAATTTGAAGAAAAAAAGATAGATGGTGTGATTGGAATGCTTGAAGCTCTAGGCGTTTATCTGATGTCTCCGAGATATGGAGAGTTTTATTAGTTGTCATACATTTATAAGGTTTGTAATGAGATTTGATTTGGCTTTCATGATATGTAAAGGAGATGGTTCGCGAGAATAGTCTTCTTTTTCTGTTTTGTCATACAAAGTTTTGGTTAGTGATATAATCAAAATTGAAAAATTATGAAAACAAATCAGGTTATGATTCGTCCGATGGGTGAGTTTAAAGTAACCCAACGAACAAAAGATGCATTTTTCAATGCGACGGATTTATTAAAACAGTGGAATCAATTAAAAGGTATGAAGAAAGAAGTTAATGACTACTTCGATTTGTCTTCTACTAAAGAGTTCATTTACACTATAATGGAAAGGGAAAATTATGATAGGGGTAATTACCCCTATCATAAATCAAGGGCAAATAAGGGTGATAATGCTGGTACATGGATGCATCCACTGCTTTTTATTGATTTTGCAATGTGGATAAATCCCTCATTTAAATATGATGTTCTCAAATTCGTTTATGACGAAATGATAAAATTTCGCAATCTTGCCGGTGATGCATATCCTAGAATGTGTGCAGCGGTTTACGCTATTCTTCCAAAGGGCTTATTCAATCAGAAAGTTAGGGATTTGGCAAAATCACTTAATATTATTGTTTATGGAAAACATGAATCAGAAATGCGTAATAAAGTTGGTGATGAGGCTAAGATACGTGAGTTATACGAGTTGGAGCAGCAGATAGCCCAATGGATTGAGCTTGGTTTTATCAAAAACTATCAGGAATTGAAACAGGCATTAACGAAAGTGTATTATCAGAGACACCCCGATATTCTACCCATGTAGATAACTTCTTGGGAAATGGCACTTAAAAATAACCCATAAATATAAATCTGAAATTCGCGGATTCGGTTCGTGAGAATAGAATCCTTTGTATGACAAAAAAAAGGTTATCTGATAAAAGTGGATAAATGAAAGTATTTGGTTTAGAAATAAGAAGAGCGTCAAAAGTAGAGACTTCTCGTGTAACTGCATGGAGTTATACAGGAGGAAGAACGATATTGCAAAGCAGAAGCAAACCTATGCTTCTTTCTACCGTATATCGTTGTGTTGATTTGATTTCGGACAGTGTCGCAGTGCTGCCTTTGAAAACGTATGAATTAGATGGTGATGGTTTCAAGAAGGAGGCAAAATCCCATCCGGTATATTATTTACTTGATATGGAGCCAAATGAAGACATGACTCGCTATGTTTTCTTCAAGACAATTATGGCCTCTGTTTTGCTGACCGGGAATGGATATGCTTATATCGAGCGTGATAATAACCTGAATGTACTTCAATTGATTTACTTGCCTTCATCACAGGTAAGCATTGTATGGATACAGGACAAGAGAGGGATAATGCGTAAGCGTTACCAGGTTGTTGGGTTTAAAGAGCTGGTCGAGCCAAGGGATATGATTCACGTGTTGAATTTTTCCTATGATGGTATCATAGGTGTCTCAACCTTGGAACATGCACGTCAGACGCTTGATATATCTACTAGCGCGGAGGAACATGCTGCGGGTTTTTTCAAGTCGGGCGGTAGTGTAGCCGGTATATTGACTGTGGAGTCGGGAAGAGTAGATAAAAAGCAGAAGGATCAGATTTACCAAACATGGGAAGAACGTACTAATCCGGTGACAGGGCATCCTAATGGAATAGCTGTGTTAGAGGGTAATATGAAGTATCAGCCTATATCTATTAGTCCTAGGGATAGTCAGTTCATAGAAAGCAGACAATTCCAGGTGATTGACATGTGCCGGTTTTTCTCTGTTTCCCCTGTTAAGGCATTTGATTTGTCGAAATCAAGTTATTCAACAGTTGAGGCTACTCAACTTCAGTATCTAACGGATACCGTGTTGGCTGTTATCACCAAGATAGAATTGGAAATTAATCGAAAAGTATTTCTTCCGTCAGAAAGAGGACGTATTATTGCAGAATTCGATACATCCGCCATTTTGCGTGCAGATATGACGTCAGAAGCAACTTATAATCGGGAAATGTGCAATGCCGGCGCAATAACACCCAATGAAATTAGGCGAAAACATGGGTTGTCAAAATTACCGGATGGGGATAATGCGTTTATTCAGGTGAATATGCAGACATTAAGCAATGCTGTTAAAGGGAATGGCATACAAGAGCCGGAACAGAATGCAAACCTTGGTATAGTTGTAGAAAAAAATGTCGGAAAAGAATGATCTTTCTTGTTTTGTCATACAATTCTTTGGTTAGTTGATAAAAGTTACAGGAATGGACGAAAAAAAAGAAATAAGAAATACGGCTTATCAGGTTCAAGTAACCGGAGAAAGCGAGGAAAAGCGCACGGTTGAAGGGTATGCTGTTCTTTTTAACACTCCATCGGACGGGTTATATTTCGAGGAGGTTATAGAGCGAGGTGCTTTGGATGGAGTTTTGGAGAAAAGCGATGTTTTTGCGTTGCTGAATCACTCCCAAAATCGTGGTATTTTGGCTAGGAGCAATGGTGGGAACGGTTCCCTAGTTTTAAAGGTGGATGAAAAGGGATTAAAGTATCGTTTTGAGGCTCCTAAGACAGCACTGGGTGAAGAACTGTTGGAGAATATAAGGAGGGGGGAGATATCAGCCAGTTCATTTTGCTTCGATGTGGAAATAGACACATGGGAGAAAAAAAGTGATAATACATGGAAGCGTACGGTCCATAAGATTGGAAATCTGTACGATGTTTCTCCTGTATACAATGCCGCATATAGTAAAACCTCAGTTTATATGAGGGGGAAAGAGTTAGCAGAAGAAGAACTGCTTAAAAAAGCAACCATACCCGATGAGTATTACCGTAACATAGAAAAAACATTTAATATTTAATTTTTATGGCAAAAGAAAAAAGTATCACCGAATTAAAGGACGAAAAAAAGCAATTGCAATCTCGTTCAAAGGAAATCATTGCGAAGGCAAAAGGTGAGCAGAGACAGTTTACAGCTGAGGAGAATGAAGAACTGGGCGCAAATCAGGTTCGCATGGCTGAAATTAACATTGAAATTGATGAAAGGGAGCTTGAAAATCGTAGTAGCCATGTGTTTGGTCCCCGGCAATCTATTGAACAGTTCTCACTTCGTCGCGCGATTTTGGCACAAATGAACAAAACCGAACAGAGAGATAGTGAGGCGGCTGTCATTGAAGAAGCGACTAAACTTCACCGTTCTGTAGCAGCTACTACAGAAGACAGCGGTGAGTTGATCATCCCTTTAAGTTATGCAAAACGCGCAGCGTATACGGCGGCTACAGAGGAAGCAACCGGTGTTGTTATCGATGAAGAACAGCAGGAGTTGCTTCTTCCGTTGGAATCTAACCTTGTGCTTTCGCAGGCAGGTGTGCGTATGATGACGGGGTTAGTGGGAAATATATATTGGCCGGAACATTCTGCTACTAATGTATTTTGGGAAGGTGAGGATGCGGAGGCAAAAGATGGTGCCGGGGTGTTTAAAAAAGGCAATCTGTTTACTCCTAAGAGATTGACCGCATACGTTGACCTGTCAAAACAGCTGCTTATCCAGGAAAATAGAGACGTGGAAGGATTGATTCGTCAATTAATGGCAATTGCTATTGCTCAAAAAATCGAGAAAACAGCATTTGCGAAAGACGTTCATGCCGATAATGTTCCTGATGGTATATTCCAGGAAGATAATGTTAGCAATACGATAAAAGGTGATATGTCATGGGGGCAGATTGTTGCTATGGAAACGGCAGCGGATGTAAACAATGCATTGTTTGGAAATTTAGCGTATGTTATGAATCCAAGTTTGATTGGAAAAGCCAAAACTAAAGTTAAGGATTCATCAGGTGCAGGAGGCTTCATTTTTGGCAATGACGGTCAAGGGATGCTGAATGGGTATCGTGCATTAAGAACGAATAATATACCTAAAGAATTGGGAGAGGGCAGTGATGAATTTGGCATCGTGTTCGGTAATTGGGCTGATTATTTCTTGGGACAATGGGGTGCTATTGATATGACGGTGGACCCATATACTCAGGCAACTAAAGGATTGGTAAGATTAGTGATTAATTCTTATTGGAATATGGGAATGATTCGTAAGGAGTCATTTACAATTGCATCATTGAAATGATATGGGTAAGTACGTGACTCTGGAGATGGCTAAGATGCACTTGAATATTGAGGATTCGTATACGGATGAGGATTCGTATATCGAATCCTTGATAGAAGTTTCCGAAGCAAAAATCGCCAAGGAGTTGTGCATCACAGTAGAAGAACTTGCTGACTTGGATGATACCGGAGATATTCCGGCTCCATTGAAGCAGGCTATCTTGTTATCTGTCGGGGGATACTATGCTTATAGAGAGGACATAATTACTGTAAAGAGTAATCCATTGGAACAGGGAACTAAGCATATATTGGAACTTTATCGGGATTATAGTTTATGAGAGCCGGGCTATTGCGAGAGATATTAGTATTCAAAGAACTGAGAGAGCATCAGTCTGAAACGGGTTTTGTAGTGAAGGAATACGAAGAAGTGTTCCGCTGCAAAGGATATAGGAGAAAGATGTCATTAGTTGTAGATAAGGATGGTATCAGTGCAATGGAGCAGTTTATCGGCAGGACTATCGTATTCCAGATTAGGGCATATCCCATTATTAAGGATTCACAAAGGGTTGTATATATGAATAATATATATGAGATTAAAATGATAGATCCTCAAAGGGATAATACCTTGATTCTAACTCTTGGGAGGGTAGATACGTAACTATGGAGCTAAAAGTAATAGACCGGGAAAATATTAATTATCTTGTCCGAAATTTAGAAGATTTTGAAAAAGATAAGGCAATTCGTAGCGGGTTAAGATCTGCCGCATCTGTTTTTATGCGCAAAGGGAAAACCAACCTTCGGGCAAGGATGCGTAAGACAGGCAAGGTTACGGGCAATTTGGAAAGTTCCTTCACGACGCGTGTAAAGAGACGTAAGTTAGGTGCGTTATCGGGATTCACACAATCGGGTGCTCATGCGCATCTTGTAGACATGGGAACGCGAAAACGTCCTCATCCACTTACCGGCACTTCCGGCATTATGCCTGGCAATAACTTTTGGTCTGATGCGCGTAAATCAGAAGAGGTAAAAGCGACACAATATCTGTACGAAGGCTTGAAAAAAGCAATCCAACGGATTAACGAGAGGAGATAGTTATGAATATGTTTGGAATAACCACGGAAATACGTGGAATACTGTTGGCTTCAGCTTCAATTAAGGATGTTATCGGTCATAAAATATATCCGATAGTGGCTCCTGATGGGACAGATGGCGATTTTATAGTATACCGGCGTGACGGGTATCGGCAAGAATATAGTAAGATGGGGGTTGCTCGACAGATACCTATAATTTATGTAAGCGTGATTAGTGATAATTATGATAGGAGCAATAAAATTGCCTCATTGATATATTCAGAGCTTGAAGGCAGTTTTAAAAATCCCACAATGACGATTCATCTAGAGGACTCGACCGAGGATTATGTCGATAACAAGTATGTTCAAGTCCTTCAGTTTTCTATTAGTTCATTGTGAGCAAAGAGGATGCTAATTTTAGCATCCTTTTTTGTTTTGTCATACAAAATTTTGGTTAGTGGTATAACTCAAATTTAAATATTATGGCAGAAAAAAAGTATGATTCAAGCAAGGACATGGTTGTCGGTGATAAGTTGATGTTGTTTGTAGAAGTCACCAAGGAATCGCAGAAAGAGGTGGTTCCGATTGCCTTCGGCACATCGTGTGGCATTGATATTAGTGCAGATACAATTGATACCAGTAACAAGATGTCGGGTAACTGGAAGGAATACCTGGCAGGGCAGTTAGGTTATACTGTATCCAGTGAAAGTATGTTGTCTTTAAAAACGGGGCACTTGTCATTCGTGACGTTAAAGGAATTAATGAAGAAGCGCACGCCGATTCCATTTGTAATCGCTAAAACAGAGGAGTCTGAAGGCGATTTTCCTAAAGGGGAAGAGTATGTCAAAGGTAATGCGATTATTACTGCATTGTCAATGAAGGCTGACAATGGGGCGATCTGTACAAGCTCTGTAACGCTTCAAGGTACAGGGCCGTTAGGAGACGGTACCGGTGCATAATTTTAAGTAACAAGGAAGGCGGTTTTACAGACCGCTTTTTTTTAATAAGATATATGGAATTGATTATAATATTGGCTATTAGCTGGATTATACTTCTCCTTTTTTTTATAAGGTGGGTTTTAAAAAGGGAGAAACAGCCGGTTCCGTCTAAAAAAACGATGAAGAATGCTGTTTTTCAGAAATACACTGTAAGAATGGTAATCAGATGGGAACAGCTGATGAAGAAACCTTTCTCCCAGATGGACTACTCATCAAAGGAAGATATAGATGCATTTCTCTACGTGATGAATGTAGATAGTACTCCTTATACGTTTGAGGTATTTAGGACAGCATTGGAAAATGATGGAATTTTCAAGGATATGATGTTGAGGCTTGAGAAGGCAATGGGTATAATGGCTCAGTTTCAAGAGGATAAAGTAGCTGATGATGTACCATCGGATGCGACCTTGTCGTGTAGTATTGGTGAGATAGTATCTATGTTGGTAATGGGTGGGTTAGACGCTCATTATGCGACTGAGGAAATGTCATTATGTGATCTGCCATTGTATATAGAGGCTTATGAAAAAAAACGTAAGGAAGAGATGGAAAGTGCCAGGCTATGGACTTACATATCAATACTTCCTCATATAGATGGAAAGAAGATTTCTTCTCCCCGGGAATTATACCCATTTCCTTGGGAGATGGAAGAGTTAAAGCGTAAGGCCAGGAAAGAAATAGAGGAAAATGAAGAGCAATTGCGAAAATTCCTCAATGGTGAATTATTTGACATGAATAAAATAAATTGGAAGAGTAAATCTGATTAATATGGCAGGCAAACTATCGTTTTCAATAGCAATTAATTTTCTGACAGAAAATTTTAAAAAAGGTACAAATCAGATAAAAGCCGGATTCCAAGCAATGCAGGCTCAAATCTTAACTTTTGCTGCCGCTCTAGGCGCAGGAGGAATAGGATTGTCTAATCTTGTAACTAAATTTATAGAAGTCGCTAAATCAACTAATAGAGTGACTACGGCGTTGAAAAACGTATCGGGGTCAATGGCTGTGTTTGCAGACAATCAGCGTTATTTATTGGATTTGGCAAAAAAATACGGATTGGAGATAAACGCACTTACCGGAAATTATGCGAAGTTTACTGCGGCTGCAAGTATCTCAGGAATGTCTATGCAGAAGCAGAGAAAGATATTTGAGTCACTATCAAGAGCTGCAACAGCTTTTGGTATGAGTGCTGACGATAGTAATGGCGTTTTTTTAGCCTTGTCTCAGATGATGAGTAAAGGGAAGATTAGCTCAGAGGAATTGCGTTTGCAAATGGGAGAGAGATTGCCCATTGCTTTACAGGCTATGGCAAAAGCAGCCGGTACAAGTGTAGCAGGCCTCGATAAGCTGATGAAAGAAGGGAAACTGTTAAGCGCAAAGGTATTACCGAAGTTTGCAGATGCGTTAAACGAGATGATTCCCAATGTGGATACAGATAATTTGGAAACCTCATTAAACCGGTTGCAAAATGCATTCACAAAGCTGGTTAATGAGACAGATATTCAAGGGAAATACAAAGGTCTAATAGATTGGCTTACCGGGTATGTAAAGAAAGCGACAGATAATATTCAGAGTGTTATTACCTATGTGGTTGCAGCTATTGCTGTTTTGGTGACAAGTCGGCTTGTTAATAAATTGATTGTATCTTTTCAAAAGACGGAATTAGCCGCAAAAGCAGCTGCGAGGCGAGCTGCAAAAGCAGCTGGTCAGTCATTCGATGAAGTGGCTTGGAGGTCTCAAAAAGCATCCTCTACGATGAAAGCCATGTTTTCCAATGCGGCAAAATCTGTCAAAGCTGCTTTAATATCTATGGTTCCTACGGCTATTATAGCCGTGATAGGAGCTGTTGTGGTTAAATTGGTAGTAATGGCTCAAGAGGCTAAAAGGATTAAGAATTTGTTCTCAGAGTATAAGGCGGAACTTAACAAGAGCACCAATACATCAGATATAATCAACCTGCAAACTCAATATAAGATAGCTACAGATTTAAAAAGAAATCTTGATGAGCGAAGATCTGCTTTGTCTCAGATAAATAGGCAGCTGAACACGAATTACTCTATTAATAAAAAGAATCTTACCATTCAGGGAGATTTGAACAAGAAGTTTGCTAAAAGGGTGGAACTTTTGAAAGCAGCGGCGGAAGTAAATTATCTGACCCAGAAAAAACTAGAAGTAGAGGATAATATAGAGAGTATTCAGAGAAAGAAAGGGGCAAGAAAAGAAGAAGTTGCGTCAGGAAATGCGAATGCGTTTTCTGTATTATGGCAAGGAGTAACAAAGATTGCAAGTGATAAGTTTAAGATAGGGACAGGATCAGATATACAAACTTATGACACAGAACTTGTAGAGCAGAATAGAATATTAAAAGATATTAACGCAAGGCTTGAACAGGCTACTGTTAAGGCTAATTCATCGTCTACTGCGGGGACAGGAAATATTGTTGGTGCCGGTAGCAATGATAAAAAAACACCGTTGCAAAAATTGGAAGAAAAGTCAGCCAAGGAATTATCGGAGTTGGAAGCAAAATTTAAGATTGGCTCTCTTTCTCAGGCTGAATACAACAAGGCGTTGGCAGAGTTGAATATAAAGTTATATGCTGAGGCTAGTGGGTCAAATGACCGGAAGGTATTAGAAAGTGAATTTTACAAGGTAAGACAAGAGGCGGCACGTCAGGCGGTAGATCAGATGGAACAATTAAAAGCCGCGATAGAGTTGGAAAAAATTCAAAAAGAATATTCCGCGTCCTTGGAAAAATTAAAGGCTCAAAAAGAGAATGGTATACTGACAGAGGAGCAATATAAATCCGAATTGCAAAGGCTTGCTGTAGAAACCGCTCGTACTGCCGGAGCGATTAAAGATATAGGGATAGAAGGGAAGGCATTCGTCGCAGCAATGCAGGCAACTGTTCAAACTATGAGTGCCCCTGTTAAGGTAAAAGAGAGGGATACGACTTTTGATTACAAAAAAAACGCAGTAGATATCGCTTCGGAAAAACTGGATTTGGCAAAAGAATACGCGAAAGATTTGCAGGAAGAGTTTCAAAAAGCTGGAAAAACATTAGATGATGAGTTGGCTAAGTCTATGGCCGGTGTTCCTGATTTGGAGCAGGCATTAAAAATAGCTCAGGTGAGGCAGGATATTAAAGACTTAAGTAAGGAGTTAAGAGAGGGTATCTATTCAGGGGTAAAGAATATTGCATCAAGTGCGGATAGAATGGTAAATGCATTTTCACAAATGCAAGACGTATTGGGGGATGAGGATGCAACTGCTTGGGAAAAAGTGATGGCGGTATGGAATACCATGATAAATACGGTAGATAGCATAATGAGTGTTGTCCAAACCATAGAAAACATATCGGAAGTGGCGAAAAAATTAAGTGGTGCAAAAGAAGAGAATGCAAGTGCCGAAGAAGAAGCACTGGGAATCATTGGCACAAAAGCAGCAGAAGTTGCGGCAAATGAAGCTGCCGCGGCTATAGAGATAGCTACGAGTAAGGCTAAAACTCAAGCTGCCACAACAGAAATGGCGGCAAAGTCGACAGCAGCGTATGCATCCATTCCGTTTGCCGGCGTAGGACTTGCTGCCGGTCAGATAGCAGCGATGCAATCGCTGATCACGGCAGTATCTAATGTCCCTCAGTTCGCCAATGGTGGTATTGTCTCAGGACGCACATTAGCCGAGGTTGGCGAATATCCGGGGGCAAGCAGCAATCCGGAGGTCATTGCTCCGTTAAGCAAGCTGAAAGATATGATAGGGGGAGGTTCTGTCAGCCGGATAAAGGTGGAGGTTGGCGGAAGGGCGGTGATAAGGGGAAGTGATGCCTGGTTGCAGATTTCCAATCACGCAAAAAAAATCGGTAAGAAATTTCCATAAATAGATATTATGCAAAAATATAGAATTCCATTTTTTAACTACGATGGAGAGCGTTTGGAAATTATAATTTCCGCAAAAGACTATAGTGGGGGAACAGTAGAATTAAGAGCTGCTCCATCGGCATTTGTCGTTACAGGAGATGATGAGGAATTCATTTACAAGCCCATAAGGACATCTACGGCCTCTGTATCCATTAATGCAGAAACTTTGCTATTGGACCTGTTTAGCATAGATAATCAATATGCTTCGGTGAAATTGTACAAGGATAGTAGGTTGCTATGGACAGGATATATCACCCCCGAGCAATTCACGCAATCTTATGCACCTGTAGTGGATGCCATAGAGATTGATTGCGTCAGTGCCATAGCCACGCTTGAAAACATTAAGTATGAGCAGCAGACAGAATCGGGATTCATCACCGCAATGGAGTTGCTAAGATACCTTATATCTTCCGCCCATGGTGGCTATGAGTCCGTATATATCCCTTATGTGTATGCGTCTTCCTCCGCTGCTTACTCTTCAGGTGAGAACGTATTGGATAAACTCAGATTCGCGGAAGAGAACTTCACCTCAGATGAATTGATGCTGGATGAAGTATTGACCTACCTCATGCAGTTCTTTTCATGGACGCTGTATGATTACGAAGGCAGCCTGTATATCATCGATGCGGACTATAGCGGTCAGTATCGCAAGTATAATGAGGCATTGACATCTTATACAATGGTGTCGGTGAATGATGCCACATTGCAGGATATCGGCTTCGCCGGCAGCGACAACACCATTGACGTTTTGCCCGGTTATAATAAGGTGACAGTCAAATCCGTCAACAATGTGTTTGAGGACTTGGTGGTTAATGAGGATTACGACAACCTGGAATGGGCGGGCGGTTCGAGTTACAGCGATAAGGATAAGTATGACATCAAGAGGTTTCTGAAACCGAAGGAATGGAAAATGTATTACTACGATCAGAACCGCCACGAAACCATACTGAGTACTAATATTAACGATAACATATTCGGGGCTGTCCTGATGAAGGAAGCGTTGTTCACCGGTGGTGGAGACCCGCCGGGGGATTATAATTGGGCTGACAGCATCCAGATGCGGTCTGCTACGGTAGATGGTGTGATGGTTTTTGACGAATACCAGAAGGAAACCCTGCCTGCCTTTACGATGAGGGGTCCTAATGCGGTCTGGAAGGACGGTGCCATCGGTATATCGGGAAGCATGCGTTTCCCTTCCGACAGCCGCATGAACTATATCTATGACGGTGATATGAATATCTCTGCCAATATTCCTTATGCATGCTCTCTTAAGATCGGGGATAAGTATTGGAACGGCAGTGGATGGCAATCCTCATTCGTCCGGTTTGAAATCATCTTCGAAACGGACAATATCAAGAACTGGGCGAATGTGAAGAGCACGAAAACGCCCGATATGCCATATAGCGGACTGTCCGGGCACATCATCACTCTTCCATCGGACGTACCGATTATCGGAGAATTGGAATTCACGATGTACTGTCGCAGGCAGAGGGTCGCTCAGGAAGTCGGTTTTATCGCATACGGCGCCATTTTAAAGGACTTCCGGTTTGAATACAAGAAGAGAGATGGGATCATTGATGAAGGCGAAGACGGTGACCGCTTGTATGAGAACGTGGTTAACGATAAGTTCATGTCCGAACTTGACGAAGTTGAGTTCGGCATAAGCTCTTATAATGCGGACGGGGCTTCCTATAGCAAGGCACTGTTGGGAAATGACTTCTTGACGGATAACCTGTATTCCGCCATTGAGGGTAAACTTGTCAGACCCGAAGAAGCCTTCATCCGAAGGGTGATCAACCGTTATAAGGCAACCCAAATCAAGTTAACGCAGGTGATAAAAAACGATGGTTCTATCCATCCGTTTACCCGGTTGTATGACAAATCAGCGGTTAATAAGAGATTCATGCTGCTAAGCGGTGTATGGGACTATGAGCGGAATAATATTCAATTATCGATGGTAGAAAATGGCTGAGATTAAGATCATATCAAGAGTAATACCGCGTGGCGGGAGTGGAGCTTCTGCGCCTTCTGCTGGAGGGGGTTTCTCGGCTCCTGTTGACATATCGGGAAAGCTGGATAAGTCAGTATGGAACTCTGCATTCGAGTTGCACTATGATGATCCTGATGATCCTGAAAAATTGACAAGCATTGGCGCAAAAACTAATTTCTTTTCGGTGGGCGAGATATCCGTGTTTGGGAAAGGGGGCTCTTCCGGCGGTGGAGGTGGTGCCACTACGCTGCACATGCTGGAAGACGTTGATTTGGTGATGCCGATTCCGGACGGGGACGTGTTGACTTATGACGCGAAAAAAGGAAGATGGACCAACAAGAAGGGTACCGGAGGTATTGACACGAAAGCCATGTGGGAAGAACTGGGGAAATCGGACATATCTAAAAAAATAGACATTTCCCACATACCGGACTTGGGCAGTGTATATGCCAAACAGGTAAAGCTGGGCACGACTCCTTACAATGTATCCAATGGGGTGGTATCTCTTCCTGCGTACCCGACCGCTCTGAGAAGTCCTAATGCGCTTACCATAAGTCTTAACGGGAAATCACAAGGGGGTTATGACGGAAGTTCGGCTAAGAGTATCAACATAACACCTTCGAGCATCGGTGCGGCACTATCCTCCGACTTATCCAAGTATGTATTGAAGTCGGGTGATACGATAACAGGCAATCTGGCAGTTAATGGTGAGATTGATTGCAACGTCATTGGTGAAAATGTTAATGATGCTCACGATGGGGATAGTCCTTGGTATGGAATCAGATTCACCGGCGGTGCAAGCGGAATGGATATATCAGGATATTATGGTATTGGATTCTACACCAGTAACGGCAGAATGATATACTTGGGTAATAATCAGTCGCACATAGTTAATCTGTATGCAGAAGGTAATGCTAATACCGATTCTTCCTTTGTATCCAGCATGACAGACAGTTGGCAATTACAATGGCCGATATACTTCAATCCGGACAATGCCGTATTCAGGGCTAACCAATTCTCCCTGATGATGCACGACTCCTGTAGACCGATAATTAGCTGGAAGGATGCACTGGCCGGTGCTGGTTGGCAGACAAGATACACCATTGGCACGTATCGACCTGATTACGACACATGGGGAACCATGCTGATAGCAGTGTCGAATGATGATGGAGGTAACAGCCCGGGGATTAGATTGGAGCTTGAAGCCTCTAATAACAGGGCGGTTGTCCAGGGTTCGTTTCTTGCAAGCGGTGAGATTACCGCTTATTCGGACGCGCGCTTAAAATCAAGTATAAAACCGCTACGAAACAGAGGGTTCATCACCCCTGTCAGCTATATCAAGGATGGAAAGGAAAGTATAGGGTTTATCGCACAGGACATGATAGAATTGTATCCTGAGCTGGTGTCTAAAGGCAGCTCGAAAGAACACTACCTGTCCGTGAACTATGCCCAATATACGGCAGTATTGCAGGCTCAGATAATTGAGCTGCACAAAGAGATTGATGATTTGAAACGTAAATTTATAAATTAAAAACTATGGTTACATTATTGATTGTTTCGATTATTCTGTTTGTATCCTATATCGGATATACAGTCGGGATGTATGGTATCCCTGCAAGTATCAGTGACACATACTATCGGCTTGGAAAGAAGGGTTGGCTGTTCACGCTCTTCTGTCTTGCCGAATCTTCCCTGCTGGTTGCATCGTTCATCGAAGCCAGCAAGGAAGAATACCAATTCCTGGCGTTTATCGCAAGTGCATCATTGGCGTTTGTCGGCTCGGCTCCCTTGTTCAAGGAGGACTATAACCGCAATATCCATTATGTAAGCGCGGGAATCTGCGCGCTTGCCTCTCTTGTATGGCAAGTGCTGATGAGTTTTTGGTACGTCCCTCTTATAACCTTCCTTGGCGGTGTAATCGTATTGGCATGCTTTAAGTTTAGGAAGCCTGTGTTTTGGATGGAGATGTGTGCCTTTATCTCGACTTATATAACCCTGTTACTGCTCTACTGATATGGCTAACTCGAATAACGTAATTACGTCTCCTGTCAATCTGAGGAGTGACGTTGCTTCCGTTCTTGGGACGTCTGAAACGAATGTGAGCGGGTTATGCACGAGCCATGAGATTAATATGTGGTCAAGATGCAAGCCTGTCCATATTGCCTCTGCCGCTCCTGACAGGAGCATGCCATCTGACGGTGAAGGAGCTTGGTGGAAAGGCTCGATGAGGAATTGCGGCATTAAGCCGCCCCCTGTAGCATCTTATGAGGAAATCCCCAAGCTGTATACGGAAGACAAGATGAACGGATATACCTATGAGAGACCTTGGGGCGGAAGTGGGAGTCCGTACAGGTTGGCGGACTTTCTGTTGTACAAGCATAATGCATGGGCACCCATATTCGCATTTCAGTGCGATTCCAAAGTATCCCAATCCGGAACTATATCATGTTCGGTTGGAATCAACATTACCGATGTGGATAAGTCAGGACCCGGCTCTATAACGTTGTCCGATATAGATTTCGGAACTAACCTTGAAACATGGTGGTTTGGGGCGATGTTGGTTGACTCGTCCAACAGAATCGTAAGGAAACTGGCGAACGTGAAGCCGGGTGTGTCATTGGAAATGCCTGCCAGGGGTCTGACACTAGGTCAATATTATGATGTATATCCGTTTCTCTGCATGAATAAGATTGATAGCATCGATGACTTGGATTCGGTTAACTTGTTCCTGCCCGTTATGAACTGCTCTCCCGGCAGGGTTAAGTATGTATCGGAAGAAGAAGCGGGTGGTTTGGTAATCAATCTGAATGCAGAGTATGTGACGCATCCAATGACAGGCCTGAATACGGCTGTCAAGTGGGAACTCAAGTTAAAGGCTACCAATGGCAATATGACACTTCGCAACAATTGGATTAGTCTGCGATTCATAACGAGTGACGTGACCGACCCGTTCCAGGCAGGTGAGCAGCAAAAATCTTTAGGAGACAAGGATTTGACTCTGGACAATCCGGTTGTGATATCGGGTCAATTTGATTTGATGAATTTCTTGCAAGAGTACTATGTATATGTTACACTATCCAACGGAAAGTACACGAAGAAGGCTTATCCTTTGGCTTTGAACCCTAACCCATAATATACTAATCATTAAATTATACAGATATGGAACTGATACGAAAAAAAGAAAGTATTACAAGGCTTTATGAAAATGGCGAGGTCTCAAACAACACAACAAATGATATCCAATATATCGTATTGGATGGAGATTCTTATGTCGGCACAGCCTCTATCATGCCCACAGGGTTTACCATGACAGTAGGCATGAAAGCTCCCATCGAAGATATAGAGAGTATACTTAGAAGCATATTGTCTTCCATTCCCAAGGAAGGAGGTGCAAAATGAAAATCAACGAAATCATCAGAAAAATGAGTTTTTTACAACTCGTGCCTCTGAAATCGGATGAGGGTGCGCCACTTGCCAATAAAACGAAAGTGAAGATTATCTTGAATCTCGTAGCTTACGAAAGGGCAATGGAGAGCTTTAACGAGGATATGCGCGGTATCTATGCCAAGCTGAAGCCCGAAGGATATGACGCCCAAGCCTTCCCCCGCGTGACTGAGTTGGAGAAGAAAGAAAACATAAGCAACGAAGAAAAACAAGAGCTTGAGTCGATTAAGCAGAGTGAGGAATACCTCTCTTATGTTGATATGAAAAAAACATTGATGCGCGAGTTTGAAGAGGCAAGAGAATGCGCTTCGGCAGACAATGACTATACAGTCAGCGAAAGGACACTCACGGACGATGATTTGGTTTCCATTGCGGAAGTTATCCCTACGGATAAGGAGTTTGCAATCGGCAGGAATGAAGATGGGGAAATCAAGGTTAATGGCATCACCGTATTGGCGGAGATTGGCAGAATGTTTATTGTGTAAAAAACTCCCTGCATACCTTCTCAGGCGGGCAGGGAATCAAGATTAGCTTTCGCGTTCCGGTTAACAAGGTTTTGCAAATATAACATTAAAAATTAATCCGACAAATGATTAGTGCAATAGTTAGAGATGGCATCGATAAGAGCGTAGCCGGAGGATTGGTAGGAATAGCTACCGCATTCGTTCAGGAGAGTATAGAACACATGATTCCGTGGCTGATAGTGTCTGCTGCCGTGATTATATGTGATTTAGCCTGCGGGCTGAGAAAGAGTATCATAATGGGCGAACAGGTCCGGTTCAGTCGGGCGGTAAGGCGAACCATGGGCAAGATGGTTACATATTTCAGCTTTGTATTCATGGTGGTTATGATAAACAAGGCATCGGGCAGCCGTTACAACATCGATATGTATTCCTGCCTGATGGTGTGTTTTTTGGAAATGTGCTCGATTATCAGCAACATACTTAAGCCAAAGGGAATCGAGCTGAATATTGTCGAAGCGTTCAGGCTGATTTTCGGCAAGACATTAAAAGTTGACAAAGAAGATATTAAAGAAGTAATTAAGGAGGAAAAGAAATGAAATTAAGAGTGGAAAGATTATGGAAGAAACCCGCTTATACGGTGGGCAGACTGTTCGTAGACGGGAAGTTTTTCTGCAACACGTTGGAAGACACCGTCCGTGATTTGAGCAATGAAAAGAAGGTATATGGCAAAACCGCCATCCCTTACGGAGAATATAAAGTGGTATATAACTGGTCTCCCAAGTTTGGCAGAAACCTGCCACGATTGCTTAACGTCCCTGCCTTTGAAGGCATCTTGATACATCCGGGGAATACTGCCGATGACTCTGCCGGCTGCATACTTGTCGGAAGGAATACGGAAGTCGGGCGATTGACCGAATCCCGATATACATCCGATAAGCTCAATGTGCTGATAGAGGATGCACAGAGAAGAGGCGAAAGTATTACAATTGAAATCGTTTAACAATTAAATCTACAATTATGGCATTAAAGGATATAACCGGCAATTTTGCAGCATCCGGCTCCAATCAGGAGTATAAGTTTCAGCCTGCTGCGTCTACATTTGGTTTGCAATTGGTATTCGATACACATCCGTCCAAGGTGGTATTGTATCAGAGTTTGGACGGTGAGAGTTGGGTGGCGTTTGAAGTAGATTACGGTGTTGGGTCGGTTTGGCAGAAGAACATCGAAGGTGTTATTGGTGAGCAGCATATCAAGATTCAGTGCAATATTAAGCCTGTCAAGGCATTAATTTTGGAGTGATATGAAGGTTAATACAATATCTTTAAATTCGGTGCGGTTGAATACAATCGCACCGAATCACATTGGCGAAATCCGTTCGGGTGGCGGTGCTTCCAAGCCTTCCCCTATCCCTCAATGGATAAGGGAGCATGTTGTTTTCTACTATGACGTAAAGAAGCAAGGTGCGACCAACGAAACATTGAAGGAATCTGCTTACTTGCAGGACTTGTCGGGTAAAGGAAGGAGAATGAAGCTAAATAACTTCTTGTTTGCCGAAATGAGTGGTGTTGGAGGGTACAATGATAACTTTTTGAAATGGAATTCACCTTCGTCATATGGTAATGTGGAAAAAGTTTCAAGTTCAGAAGTTGTAATCAAAAGCTTGTTAGGTGTTCAAAAAGGCGTTTTATATATTGGTTTAAGTGTAAAGGCTGTGAATATAAGATGTCATATTACAGGTATAACGAAAGAAATTGAAGGTAAATTCGTTTTTCAATATAATAAGCAAGGGAATAAACATATTATATTAAAAGATGGAGATTTTGAATTTGATTCAGAATCGTTGTCGCTTGGTAGTGAGAATGGTTGGGTAGGATTTACAACCCTTGAAGTTATAGACAACTGTAACATCACCATTACTCAGATACCCGAATATCCCGGTGCATTAGTGACAGATGGTGTAGGTGATTATGGATTGGTAGAGAATATGAGTAGTGGAGTGAAGATGCTGTTTATGACGGTTAATCCGATGATGCTCGATGCCGCTTTATATGATCAAAGATATACATCAGGTTGGCATTTTTTTGCAGTAATTACTGAAAGTAATAAGGTTGCCTATAATGTCTATAATACTAGAGGAAAAACTTATATTAACGGCGTATTGAATGAAAGTCAAACTTCCAATGAGCTTCAAAACCAGAAACAAATTATAACGATAGTAAATTCAGAAGTAAATGAAACCAACTCACTCCCCGCTAATTTCTTTAGAATAAGGGGAGGTGGTTTAAGAATGAAATGTGCTTTTTACAATTCCATAGCCTTCGACTCCATACCAACAGAGGCAGACGGATTCACAGAGCAAGAATTAATTGATTACGTATTAACTAATATAATTGGACAATGAGATATACAATCGTTACGATAGAATGGCTGACCCAACATGGACTGTTGGCATTGCCGACAATGCGAAGCAATGCAGACGGCACTAAAGTAGTGCTGCATGAAGAATTCGTTAACCTCTTCCCGAGGGACTCATTCCCCACCTACAGAATGGATGACCCCGAATTCGTACAAATCATGGAATCGGAAGAATGGAATCACGAACCGCAACCTTATAGTGCTGATTACATACTGGCTGCATCCGCGCAAAACATGGTGGAATCTGTCAAAAAACAGATACAGACATTGAGCCTGACAGACAGCGAATCTTTGAAAGTTAAATCGCTGTATCCCGATTGGGCGGAATTCATAGACGAATCCTTATCCAAGGGGGATAAGGTTAATTACAAGGAACACCTGTATAAGGTCCGGCAAGATATCCCTATGGTTTTGGAAAGCCAATATCCCGGCATGGCTACGGCAGCACTCTACGAAGTGGTTGTAGAGACCGCATCAGGCACCAAGGATGACCCGATACCTTATACGCCTCCTATGGAGATATTCAAGGACAAGTACTATACTCAGAATGACGTATTGTATATCTGCACAAGGGACAGCGGTCAGGCATTGACCCATGACTTAAGCAGCTTGGTGGGGTTGTATGTTAATGTTGCAAGCTAAAACCAAATTGAAATGAAATGGCTTCCTTACATATTACTGATTGTACTCGCTTTCGGTTTAGGATGGTTCGCAAAGCCATCCCCCGAAGCAGTTATAGAGGCAAGAACGGATACGGTATTCAGCTCAAGCCTTGTGGTAAGAAGGGATACGGTCCCCTACTATCTTCCTACTCCTTTGATTTGCTGGCACACGGGCGATACTATCCATGTAGGTGATACGGTGCTTCCTGTCGAGCAGAAGATATACCGGGACAGTAACTATACGGTTTATGTCAGTGGTTACAACCCGAACTTGGACAGTTTGAAGGTATATCCTAAGACTGTCACGGTTACTAATGATATCCATCATGTGATGAAAGTAAAACCTCGTAGATGGGGTATGTCAATCACTGCCGGCTATGGATTTGGTAAGGATGGGCTATCACCGGCTGTCGTGGTTGGATTAAGTTATAGAATTTGGTAAAACGTATAATATGGACGATATTCAGATTTTCAAGAATGAGGTTTTTGGCGAAGTGAGAGTAGCCTGGACGAATGAAGAGCCTTTGTTTTGCGCAAAAGACGTAGCAACTGCATTGGGGTATTCTGATACAGCTGATGCGATACAAATACATTGCAAATCAGGCAAAAAGGTGTTTTGCCCACATGGAAACGGAATGGGTGGAACTAATATGGTATCATAGGAAGATTACCGGTATTGGTCGTGACGGAATTATTAATCTTTATCAGAAGGGAGGGTGAAATGAAATAAGACATCATATCGGGAATTATTCCCGCAATACTACGAGTAGAAGCGTAGTAGTAACAAAAGCAGTTCTTTTACGGCTTAGAATGAAAAGAAAGCCGTCCTCCTTAATGATTGACAGTCGACAGGAGATGAACACCCAAGGCATTGTTTACGGCTTTCTTAAGTCATAAACAAGGTTTTGGGTGTTTTGTTTTCCAATCTTTAAAAAAAGTATCGATGAGAATAGAGGAATTATATCAGGATATCATAATCATGGTATGTGATGTTACAGGCATTGATGAGGCTGACATATTGCATAGCAACCGCGAAGAGTGTGCCGATGCCCGATACCTCCTTGTAATGGCGTTATCCAGGATGATGACCGATGAGGAAATTGGCAGGGTCATACACAGGACCAGGCAGGGTGTATCTTTTATCCGCTCCAACAGGGCAAAATTAAGCAAGTGGATTGTGGCAAGCAATTGGCAAGCAATTGGCAAGTAATCAGCAAGTATATCGCAAGCAAGTATTTCATTTGCCGATGAATTATGGCTTCCTTTGCATGTGGCCCAATGAAGGGCTGCAATACAAAATACAAGTTATTATGGAAGCAGAAGTAAAACAAGTAATCAAGGAGAAGGAGTATGTCCATGGCGAAGATCGTAAGGAATATGCTTCTAAGGGCGTGGGTAACGCAGCATTGACTACCGGTATTATCGGTACGGCTTTGGGTGCAGCCGCATTATGGGGTCGCGGAGGTCGCATTTTTGGTGGCGGTGGCGGTATGCCGGAAAACGTAAACATCAATACGGTCAGCGATGCCATTGCCGGACGTTCGGGTGTGGCTCCTACGGCATTCCAGGCGTGGGAGAAGGGATGTGAGGAAGCTTTGAGTTTAACCAATACCATTTGGGGGCTTAAAGTCAACACTCAGGAACAGATGTACGCACATCGCGAGATAGACATTAACGAGAAATGGCAGCTCTACAAGTCACAGGTAGACGGTGACTTCGGAAATTACAAGGTTTCCCGTGATCTGTACGACAACATGAATGACAAGCTGAACACAGCCGCATTCGGCCTGTACAAGGGACAGCGTGACCTTTACGACACACTCAATGAGCGTTACTCCGCCAAGTTCTGTGAGCTGGACAAGAAGGTATACGGAATGGAGGTTGCCAACCTGTACCAGAACAAGATCATTCAGATGGGCATGGATAGTGTCCTGAAGGAAAGCATGTGCT